TTTAGCTATTGGTGCTACACTAACTTTAGTGGAATCACAATAATGTTTACCCTCTTCTTTCAATTGGTTCTAATTTTCTAATTTCTAATTCTATTTCGTTTTCACTTTTTGGATATTCTAAGATAGGATGTTTTAAACTTTTAAGTAACTTCCTTCTTTCACCACCCTTCGCTAGAATGTAAACGTATCTATGTTTACGTGGTTCTTTACGAATCCAAAATGGTTTATCAATTTGTTCTTGTATCTTAGTAGGGTTGTTAGTTCCGTAGTATGGAAATATGGTTCTTCCATGCTGCCATTCACCATCTTCAGTAAACTTAAAACTCCAACTATCGTTATATCGTAATGAATCACCTTGATATAGCCAATTGGTTGCTTGATAGATAGTTCCATTATGCCCCTCTTTAGGGTCTGAGTATGATATCAATCCTTTGATGTGTGGTGCATTCTCTCTTAACCATTGAAAGGTTTTACCTAAGAACCAACTCTCTATATTTGAACCATAATCATCAAATACAAATACTCTAACTAATTCTAAAACTTCCGTTCTATCTAATTTCTCAGTTATAGATTGACCACTCAATCTTCCGATTGGGTCTCCATAACACGCAACACCAATAAGCTTTTCTGAAGTGTTAAAGAACTGATGTGAATCATCTTCAATATACAAACCAATAGCGTAAGATACCTTAGTCCATAGATGGGAGTAGTGATTCTTTATCACCATCTCTTTTGCTACGGATTTAGAAATCTTCCTTACTGATAATTTTGATGTATCACAATAATTCTTTCCTTCTTCCTTCATTACTGATATTTATCGAAATCACCTACTAAGAGATGTGTCCACGTTTCATTCTTAACTATTCTACGGATGTTAGCTGGGGATACCCCATTGTTTCTAGCCAACACTCTAACATTCCGATGTCCTACTTTCCATAGTTTTCGAATACTGTTAACTTGTTTCTCAGTTAATTTATGTTGTGGATGTGATTCACCTCTTAATGCCATACGCTTACGATTTCGTAACTTATTACTAATATACAACTTTTTTTTCAATTATCCAAATGTTTTTGGTTATTTTAATGCATTAATGTAGTTTTGTGTTGGTTGTACCCCGATAAATCGTTTAACTTCTGTAACACCATCTACTAATATTACAGTTGGGATATTCCTAACTCCATATTTCTGTGCGGTTTCATACTCTAAATCTACATCAATTTTTTGAACTGATACTTTTGATGATACCTCATCCATAATAGGTCCTAATGTTTTACACGGGCCGCACCATTTTGCTGAAAAATATAAATATTTCATTCTTTCTTCCTTCTTTTAGTTAAACAATTTATCCATCACAACTTATACAATCAGGATCCATCGCCTGTTGAGCAATATCACCTCTTAATACTGATTCTGTTCGAGTGTAGTATAAAGTTTTTACACCTTGCTTCCAAGCTTCAAAGTGAACTGTATTCATCCATTTAGGAGTTGCCTCTGAAGGGAATGCTAGGTTCAACGATACTGCTTGGTCGATATATTGTTGTCTAACACCCGCCTGTCTAACTAACTCTAATTGGTTAATCTCTTTGAATGTTTTAAATACATCTTTTACTTTATCACATTTGGTAGTATCAATATCACCATCTACTTCGGTTAACTTACCATCACAATATACCCAATTATCTAATTCTTTGATATCTTGTACTGAACCACCATCTGATAGAATTTTATCCCAAGTATCTTTTGTATTGATACCAGCTTTTCTTAATGCTTTTTCTAATTCTCTATTCTTTCTAATGAAAGTACCTTTTGCAGTTTGTTCGGTAAATACGTTTGCCGCCCAAGGTTCTATACCTGGTGAAACGTTACCTGCTAACTTAGAGTTGGATACAGTTGGAGCAACTGCTCTTAGGTGAGTATTTCTCATACCACTATCTTTACACCATAATGGTTCTCCCATTTCGGTAGCCATATCTCTACTTGCTCTTTCGGATTCAATCTTTAATTGTGAAAATATTCTACGAGTTTCAAATTGAGCTGGTAGTGAATCAAATGGAATACCTTTTTGTTGTAGATATGTATGCCATCCTAATACACCCAATCCTAATGCTCTACCTTTTTCTGCTGAACGTACTGCGTTTTCGAATCCTCTCATATTCTTAGCTCTTTGTAAGAACTCTGATAGAATACCATCTAAGAACCAAGTTGCAGTATAGATTAAATCGGTATGTTTCCACTCATCATACTTTGAGAGATTAAGTGAAGATAAACAACAAACGAATGAATGTGATTCATCTGTATGTAATGTAATTTCAGAACATATGTTAGTCATATGAACTTTCAACCCATTATCTTTATACATAGCTGGGTTTGCTTTGTTGATGTTACCTTTGTACATCACATATGGTTCACCAGTTGCTTTACGTTTCTGAAGTACTTTACCCCATTTTGTACGAGCTTCTGAATCACCTTCTTCTAACCTTCTCATAAACTTATCACCAACAACCACACATTGATGTAAATTCAAACATTGTCTGTTTACATCACCTTTAGGTTCTCTGATTTCAATCCATTCATCAAAATCATCATGTTCGATGTTGAGGTTAACTGATGCCGCCCCTCTTCGTACACTACCTTGATTGGTAGCTAGAATAGTAGAATCATAAATCTTAGCGAATGGTACAACACCATCGGATGTTCCATTTTGTGTAATGCTAGAACCAGCTGGTCGAATCATATTCAAACCAACACCTACCCCACCACCATGCTTAGCGAGTAACATCATCTCTAAATTCTTAGTACCGATATCTTGGATTGAATCAGCTACATCGATTCCGAAACAGCTGATTGGTAATCCTCTATCAGTACCAGTGTTTGATAACACAGGTGTTGCTAGGTTCAACCAACCCTTCCAAATGTAATCGAAGAACTTTGTTGCCATTTGAGGTTTATTCAATCTTCGAGCAGCTGTTGTTGCTACTCTCCAATAAGCATCTTTTGGTTTTTCACCTGCTAATAGATACCCCTTTGATATTGTCTTAACGTAGATTTCTGTGTTTGCCCAAGATGGAAAATCTACGTCTATTTCCCAATCAAATTCAGCTCCAAAGTTTTTCATTCTTTTATAAACACTCCATTTTTAGTTTTCCCTTTTCTATCTTTAATTTCATTCCATGCAGCTTCTAAGCATTCTGAAGGATGTAATCCTAACTGCATTGATAAGATAATTAATGTAACGAAAGAATCTCCGATTCCATCTACTATCTCAGGCCTATCATCTTTAAGGAGAGCTCCGGCTGTTTCACCGACTTCTTCCAAAACCTTTAACATCTGTTTGGGGGCGTTATCTTTTACTAAGATACCTTTATCATCTGCCCATCCGATTACGTTTGTAATCAATTCATCAAAATTATTCATAACTTATTTTTTTTATTATTATTTTACCAAATATCGTTGAAATCTTCACCTTCATTTGCCTTAGAGTAATCTGTAGGTCTTACTGCGAAGAAATCTGTATGGGTTGTTCCACCAGTTAAATGGTAGAACCAATCTAAATTAGATGCTTTAGTATCATCAAACTTAAATGTAGGTTCGTAACCTAATTCTTTTAACTTCTCATTACCTCTTTTAGAGATAAATTCTTTTAAATCAGCTGATTTTAGGTTTTCTAAATCACCTTGCTCAAATATCATATCAATGAACTTATGTTCCATCTCAATCATATACTTAGCTGCTTGATGTACATCATCTTTAACTTCATTATGGAGTTCTGGGTATTCATTACACATTTCTCTGAATAATTCACATCCCATTTTAGAATGAAGTGATTCATCTCTTACACTCCATTTCATTTGCTGTCCGATTCCTTTCAGAAGATTTCTCATCTGAAAAGAATACAAGACTGCAAAACTACTATATAAAGATACACCTTCTGCAAATGCTGAGAATATTGCTAATGAACGGGCTACTTCTTTTCTCGCAGTAGGATTCTTCTGTAAATCCTCGTGAGTCCAATTAGCAGAAGTAGCGGTTAGGAATTCAAATTTTTCTGCAATCGCAGGTTCGTGTAGGAAAGCCTCAAAATCTTCTAAACCTAATGATTCGTTTAGATATGAGTAAGCTGTAGCGTGTATTGTTTCTTGTGAACCAAACATCATCGCCATCTGTTTGATTTCGTGTTTAGGAAACCATTTGGTTACCATTGTTGTCCAATAATCAGATACAGCACATTCAGTTTGAGCAAATCCTAAAAGGATATTTCCAACCAAATGTTTTTCTGATTTATTCAGATTTTCGTTCCAATCTTTCAAATCACCTTGCATTGGTATCTCAGTATGTAACCAAAATGCTTGTGCTTGTTTTAACCACCCTTCGGTGTAATAAATTGGATATTCAAATGGTTTGAATGGTACTCTTTCTGTAAATAACTGTGTCATATTTTTATCTTTTATTGTTTTAATTTCGTTCTGCTGGGTTATAATATATATGGATTAGAAATCAATATCTTTGTTCATTTCATTATATTTTTGTAACAAATTCTTTCTCACTAACTCACCCCCAGTGTTCATATCCTTTTGGGTTTTTTTACCATCAATGGAGTCATCATTGTAGATATCAATCCTACCTGTACTCATATTAGCTTTTGAAGGTAAAGTCATTCCATCAGGTCCAAATCTATTTTTTATTACGTGCCATCTACCTGTACCTGCTAATTTATCCTCAATCTTTCTACTTAATGATACTACAAAATCTGCAGTCATCAGTTTTGAGAATGAACCAGCTATAGAAGTACCAGTAATAACATCTTGCTCTGCTCCACTACGATTAATCTGAGATGCTGTAAATAATGGAACTTCGTATTCTCCAGCAATACCTCTTAATCCCTCAACAATCTCTTCTAACTCTTCGTGTCGTTCTTTTCTACTATTACCCTTTAATAAATCAGCGTAATCACATATAATCAAATCAGGAGATTTACCTTGCAATTTCAGTTTATCTAATGATGCTCTCATAGTATTCAATCCAGCAGATTTAGTAGGCCAATGTTTCACAACGATATCACCACTTAGTTTCTCTACCTGCTTTCGTACTTCATCTATTTCAAATTTAAGTTTAGGTACGGGTATTCCAGTTAATACTGAATCGTATCTCTGTCCAACGTAACCTTCATTTAATTCTAACGTATAATGAACTACATTCTTACCAGCTTTAGCAGCTGCCATACCAACATTTACCAATGCCCAAGATTTACCAATACCCGGCGGAGCTGCAAATATTATCAACTCACCTTTACCAAAACCACCATCTACTAATTCATCGATAACAGGCCAACCACAAGGAACTACATCTCTAACAGTTGATTCGTATCTTTCAATGATGTTTTCTTTGTACTCATGTCCGATATCAGTATCCTGTCCCGCTTTCATAGCGTTATCAATCTTCGATTTAATTATATCGAATTTGCTATCACCACCTTCACTTAATAAGTCTACTGATTCTAATATTGCGTTTTTAAATGTTTGATTCTTACAGAATTCTAAAGATTGTTCCTTAACATAATCTAAGTCATCTGACTCTAAACCATTCCAAACTTGCTTTAGGTTATCTACTATAGATGATTTGAGAACATCCCTCTCAACCTTATCTACTTCGTTTTTAAAGACATCTAATGTAGGTAGTTGTGAAAAGTTATCAAAGTGAGATAATGTTTTCGTTACTATCCATTCATTAGCATCTGAATCAAACATCTCAGGTTTAAGCATATCATACATTTGTTGTAAGAATATCCTATCTGATAATAGAGATGAAAGTATCTTTATCTGAAATGACGTACCAAATTTGTTTCCGAATTTATCCATATTGTACCAATATACGATTTATTATTGTAACTACCAAATTATTTTCGGGTTTGTTTTGAATATTTATCCAAATCACCCCAAGTGTTCACTAACCATGTTTCTACATTCTTAAATGCAGTATATAGTTTATCAACCATAAACTCTTTTTTGAATTCAAAAGAATTTAATCCGTTGATTGGTGTATCAATGATATTTCGTACATTTGATGTAATCGCTGAACCCATTATTGGTTCTGATAACTGCATTAAATCATAGTTTAATTTCAAAGTATCGGTATGTTCCAATATTTTGTTTTTCAGCTTCTCATCATCCATTTGAGATACCTTTTCTAATAAAGTATCCAATGTTAATCCATCCGATTGAAGGAAATCTAATTTATTTATTAGTGTTTTAGGTCCGATTCCCCTTACGCCAGGAATATTATCGGATTTATCACCATCAAAAATTCTATAATATACTAAATTCTTTGATGGAACTCCATATAACTCTTTTACATCCTCTTTGAACATCATCTTCTTCTTAGTTGGTAGATATACTGAAATTCTATCATCAACTAATTGTAAGAAATCCTTATCAGAGGAAATTATCAAAACTTCTTTTTTAAATATATGTCTGGCAGCGTATGCCATAATATCATCTGCTTCGATGTAATCAATATAACACAAATCAACAGGCAATAACCCTAAGTATTTGATTAAAGCGTTAAAGTTACGTTTCATAGATTCTGCTTGGTCTTCTAAATCTTCGTAACCAACTAATCTATTAACTTTAGTTAATCCTGTTCTACCTTCTTTGTATCCTTTATACATCTTCTTTCTACGCTGAGAACCACCCTTACCATCAAAAACTACCAACACTCTAGTTGGTTTGTTTTTACGAATAAGAGCGCCGAGGGATAACAGGCATCCCGTTATCCCACCGACGTGCTCTCCATCATCATTCAGAGTTGGAACTGCTCCAAAACATCTGATGAACAAGTTCAATCCATCTACAATCATAACTTTATCATTAACATTCCTTTTGGGAGTTTCTGATAGTTTATTAAACATTTCTTTGTAATTAGATTTCGTGTCCTTCATCGAGTTTTGTTGTATCTGTATTTGCATTCTCAGTTGCTTCTTTGTATCCTAAGATATATGCATCACAAATTTGTTTATACATTTGTTCCTTTACCTCTGTTCTCTCTTCTAAGAGTTTAGTGAAGTTCTTAGCTTGGAATTTAATCTCTTCTCCAGTTGATTCATCAACCCAAGTATACCAAGCTCCACTAATCTGTATCAACTTATATGTTTTCATAGTGTTCAACCACGAACCATATCTATCGATACCTCTATCAAAGTAGATTTCAAAATCAACTGCTCTTAGTGGTGGTCCCATTCTGTTCTTAATGACTTGTACTCTAGTCTTAATACCAACAGTTTGTTCAACACCCCCAACTTTAGAATTGAGTTTACCCATTTGTTTCATTCTTAATCTACAAGATGCATGAAAACCTAATGCTTTCCCACCTGATGTAGTATAAGGGTCTCCAAAGGATACTCCCATCCTAACTCTAAGTTGATTTGTAAATACAACCAATATTCTCTCTCTACCAATAAGATTTGTAATCTTTCTCATTGCTTTTGAGATAATGATTGCTTTTTGAGTAGCATAACCAGCTTGGTCATAATCAGCTGCCATCTCTACTTTAGTAGTTGCTGCCGCAACAGAATCAACTACTATTGTTACCAATTTATCTTTATTAGATTTTCTAATTGATTCGATAATTGAATCCATAGCATCAAAGATATCTTCTACTGCTTCCAAAGGTACATAAAGTAACTTTTGAGTATCAACACCTAATGCTTCTAAGAATTCTTGGTTAATTGCGTTCTCTGTATCAATATACACTGCCAACCCACCCTTCTTCTGAGTGTTTGCTAATGTATGTGCTGCTAACAGAGATTTTCCACTCGCTTCTAAACCAGTAACCTCTACAATACGCCCAACAGGAAATCCACCATTAGGTCGATTTGATATAGCTAAATCTAACATATCATCTCCTGTAGACACCCACTCAGTTAAATCGGTGGGTGTCTGCTCGGAGCCATCAAGAAAGTAAGCTACTTTTGCTTGTCCTTTGAACTTCTTATTAAGGTTATCAGCTAATAGCGATGATAATTCATCACGATTTGTTTTAGCCATTCTTAATGTTTTTAGTTATTGAATAAATCCTCAAATGCATCTTTTACATCTGTGGTTGTGGAATTACTAGCAGCGGGTGCTGCTTGAGTAGTGTTTTGAGCTGGTGTAGATTCTTCTTCTTTAGAATCATCCCCTACTTGCCCAGTCTCCATCCAAGTTTCCAATAAACCTTTCATCTCATCGTAAGTATATTTTTTAAACATACCTGGTAATTCAATTTGGTCTTTTACAGTTTCTAAAACGTTTTTATCTTCTGTAATTGGAGTTTGGTTTGGTTTAACTCTGATATAAGTTTCAGGATAGTTCTTACCTAACTCTTTTGCGGTTTTAAACTCAACAGTGATATCTCTACCATTAGTTGGGTCTGTTAAATCACCATAGTCTGGGTCTGCGAAGAAAGCAAGTAGTTCTTGATACACAGTCTTACCAAATCCCCAAAATTTGATTCCTTCAGATTCCTCACCTCTAACGATAACAGGAACATAAGTTCTCATTTTCGGAGTAAGTTGTTTTGAAAGATTCCAATCGTTTCTATCACCAGTCGATTTCAATTGGTCAGCGAACTCCACTAATGGGTCTGCTTCACCATGCGTTTGAGGTGATAGAATATTCTTACCACCAAAGTTGTAGTGGAAAAATAATTCGATAAATGGATTTGATGGATTGTGAACGTAAGGAACGATTCTTACTTGTTGCTGGCCAGGTTTTGGCTTCCATAGGTTATCAGTCTTTGTAGTTTTCGTTTGTAGACTGTCCAAACGGTTTCGGATTGCATTTAAGTCAATTGCCATAATTTTACTTTTTTTAGTTATTATTAATTATTACTTATGTAAATATACGAAATTTATTTGTAAGTTCCTAATTATATTTACTTTTTATTTTTCAACGTTAATTTAAACCCACACGTTGACTTGGTCTTAATTTTTTATAGTGGATTTAAAACCACCGAGTATCTACTTTACTAAGAGCGAACTTTACGCTAATCATAGATAACCATTAAATATACTACTAATATACGAAATAAATTCCATACTACCAAATGTTTTGTTGTTTATTTACAACAAGTACATTGGTTGTTCGAACCACAAGATGAGCTACACTCTTCTTTTGATTCACATAAACATTCTTTGCAGTTACATTCTTTCATTATATAACTGATGATTGCCCATCACCACTTTGAACAATAAGAGGATATAGAGTTCCATCTGCACCACGGTCAATATTTACTTCTTGTCGCCAGTGGTTCTCTACTCTTTTAAGAGATGCTTTAGATGGTTTCTTTATAGCTGCATCTATTAGAGTTAACCATTCTTTAAAAACCTTCTTTGTATTATCTAATGTTTTTTGCATTTCTTTCTTTGAGGAGTATCTCCAATAATGCCTATGGGTTTGTTTTGGTACATCACCAATATCTGAATGTAATTGATATTTGTGTTTAAGTGCCGCTTGTACACCATTTTTAAGAACAGGTAATGCGTGTTGTGCATCCATACCATATCTACTAACATCTATTAAAGGTGCATTCTCATCAATGGCTTGCATTATTTGCTTACCTTTTTTATCTTGTACTTTTAGATATTTCGTACCTTCATTAAGTTCAGCTTTAGCTCTAGCTATTTGCTCAACCATCAATTTTCTATTTTTCTCTATATTTGCCATAATAAACCCTTTTGTAATATATAAATATTAAAATTTTTTAATTAACATCAACTATTCGGAACAATTTTGTTTTCATTGTTTTGTAACCATCACCATCTGTAAGGATGATTGAGTTACGATAGTTTGCCCATTCTACTTGATACGATTTATCTTCCGTACCACCATTCAATTCTTTAATTAATCGGTTTAAAGCGTTGATTGTGTAGATTGTATTAGATTCTTTTTTTCGGTGTACCATTATACTATTAGGTAAGAATTTATTCTCTCTATTTGGTATAATATTATAACTAATCACCAATTCTTTAGATGGTTCTAATCTCAGTACGAATATCTTTCTACTGAATAGTTCGTGTCCATCGAATATCTTAGTTAATAACTCTTCAAACGAAGCTTCTGTTGTAAAGGTACATAATAATTGCGTTCTCACTCATTCTCTCCGTATTTAATCTTGTAATATGTATCTGTTCGAAACTTCATCATAAATTTCTTTTAATGCGTTTTGGAAAACTTTTCCCATTTTTTTATCGTTTAATACGGAATCAGATATAAGACCTTTATCTATTAAATACGACACCATACCCTTTTGTCCTTTACCAGCTAATCTAAATTCATCAGAATTTCCAACTTTTCTTGCGTTTTCCCACTCTTCCTTAAATTCATCTTGTCTATCTGGATTATCTGCCATTGATAATAGAAACCCTCTGTATAAGTTATCTGATGATAATTTAACTGTTCCTCTACCACTTTTCTTAGTTAAACCTCTACCAAGTCCCATTGCCATTAGAGTATCCTTACCTAATTCTGATTTAAGTGTTGATATTTTCTTTTGGTCTCTTTTATTTTTTACCACCTCTTTAAAAGTATCTCTAGCATCATCATAGGTAGAATCATCTATACTAAATGCTTCGCTTAATACTTTAGAAGTAAGTCCTTTTTTAAGTTTACCACCTTCAATCATCAAACCTGCCTTTTGTTCCGTTTGTGATGCTACATTATTTACAGCTGAGTATGCTTCATCTCTTGCCGTAAACTCTTTTTCGGATTTATCACTTTGCACATCAACTTGACTCTCTATGAAATCTTTCATAGATAAGTTAGATTTCTTTTGATTTATATTGGTAGCACATATAATAATATTATCATCATGCTCCCTATTAAGGTAGTCTTGTTCAGTAGGGTCTCCATTATCATTATTATCAAATGCGATGGTATGTTCCAAATCTATATTAGCTAAATCTAATGGTAATCCAGTATATGGGTCTTTACCACCTTGTTCTAAAATAGCTCTCCATACAAACTTACCTCTATCTTTAGATGGTGGATTTCCTCGTTTAACTTCTAAGTTCCCATTCGCATCTTTTTTTATAGATGGGTCAGTTTTATCAGAAGTTACTCCCCCATCTTCAGTTATATATCCTAAGAAATGTTTACCTTTTCCATCATCCCCAGTCATCCCCTTTCCAGATAGTGCTTTTTGAAAAGAAATGGGTAATAAATCAAATGCAGAATTTACATAATCTTCACTAACCTTAATACTACGGGAATCACTAACGAATTTTTTTATGTGTTCTGCTGAACCATCCCCATATGCTTTTAACAAATATTCTTTATTTTCTGATAATGTTTTTACATCTAAGTAACCTAATCTATTCTTACCAATCCCAGAATTCGGCCTTCCCTCATAGGTTTGTCCCTTTGCAAAGATAGCACTTGATGTATTTCTTACTTCATCAGTTAATTCTGAAAATGAATCTCTTAATGAATCCAATTCTTTTAATCTTTTTACTTTTTTCTTACCTTCT